TAGCCATGATCGCTTCTCTCTCTAGCTCTCTCTTTTTCTTCTTTTATGTGTTTGACTAGTAAATCCACATAAATTTCCCTCTCCCACGGTACCATATTCTCTAACTCTGTCAAAGAATATTTATGATGTTGCATTAAAGCAAAGTTAACCTGGAATAAATTTTCTAGGTTGTCATGTGAGAGGGCGATACGAAAAAACTTTGTAGACCACTCAACACTACTTTACTTTTCACCTTTGTTTTAGGATTTTCAATCTCTAATTCATGTTGCAACCTTGGCATAGTATTGAAGAATGTTTGTATTTTAGCAAAATGGTCACTTGTTAATGACTCAATAAACTTTTTCATTTCTTCTTTACTATAATCACTACCTTTATGCACGGTCTCACCGTCATAAATCTCATAAACCGTATCTGCAATTATATCAAATAATTGTTCAGTTTTTAATTTAGTAGCGTCAACCGTAGGGTCAAAACTATTGATTGTTGGATACTTCATAACCATTTTTATTTTATCGTTAATCTGTATCTCGTTGCTGTGTTTGTCATCAACTTGCACCTCAACTTTTGATAAATCAACCTCTACATTTGCGTAAGTTTCTTTATCATCTGGACATAAAAGTTTTAGTTTAGCAACTTCACCAACTGACTTAGCTCTAATGTTTAAAAACATATATTCTAAATCAAATGTAGGAAGAGCGTCAACATTTATTGTACCAAAAGTACAAGTATGAACAATCTCTTTTAATGCTTTTGTTATTTCAGCAGCATTTTCAGATTCCATAGCCATTAACAAAATCTTTTCTTCTTTTACAAGAAAAGGTCTGTACTTGACTTGTACATCACTTGATGGTAATGTCAACTCATATGTCGCTGTATCTAATATAGGCAATGCCATAATATTATCTCCTTCTTAATGTATTAACCAAATGGTGGGAATAATCTTCCACCAGTTACTCTACCAATTGGTAGATTTCTTCTAGTTGTTTGTAATATATCTCTACCTGCTCGTCTAAATTCAGGCGGCAGTTTACCTAGTATACCACCAAACAAACCAAAATCTTTACTTGCTTTTATAGTAGGCACATCACCAATTGCTTTACCTACCGTAGCACCATTGACTTGGTCAATGGTCAAATTTCTCCAAGTTCTAAAATTTAATGTTATAGGAACAATGGTCGCTTGGTCGCCATTTGCATATGCATATTCTATTGAACCTATTGTTTGAGGATAACACTCATATAATCTAACGCCATATGTAACTCTAGCCTCATCATCTTGTTTTGAATCAAACTGACCTAATGTAAATATATCTATACTACCAACATAATCATCATAATATCTCATGTTGTGGTTTTCTATATTCATAATACCTTTTTGCCAGTTTTCAAAAAATAATCTTTGTCTTAAAAACTTATCACCATAAAAAGAACATTCAATAGTACCATTAAAAGAATATGCATAAGGCATTTTTCTTCCTGGTCCATACATTCTATGGTCAACCGTATTTACATCTCTAGTAGGTAATGTGATTCCACTACACATCAAACCAACATTCTCTCTCATTTGAGAGCTCTTTAATTCATTTACATCATCATCTCTTCGTCTTCCAGGAGGACTTTGTCCTTCTAAAACTAATCTTTCTGGTGGATGAACAACAATTATATATCTATTAGGTCTTGCAAAACCCTCACCTTGATTTATTTGTGACTGAAATCTTTGTATCTGACCTGAACCACCTGGTTGTCTTTGTAATCTAGGGTCTTTGTGAATATCTACTAACGACTTATCTCTAGGCAAACCTACTCTTATGTCGTAATTACCTATTCGTCTACCGCCTCTTAATATTGCCATTAGAAATTTCTCCTTGCAGCTGCAAAAACACCACCTATTGTTTTACCTGTAAATTGCGCTACTGGTAAATAGGCCGCTAATGCCATCTCATCTACATTTATTCTTAAAAAATTAGACCTTACATGTGAGTAGAGATATCTTTTTATAGCCACTTTAGTATATTTATTACTTTTTATTGAGTTATATGAGGCTTGAATTTTTGTTGATTGGTCAAACTTACCGTTACTGGCATATGTTTGTAGTTGTTGTAAAAACTTAAATCTTGCACCATAAGGCAGATAATGAAAATTTAAACCTATAAAACCACCTCTCATTGGCTCTAATGGTAACACTAACGGAAAAGTATCATAATATGGTAATCTATTTTTAAATTTAGGGTCATAGAAAAACATGCTCATACGACCTGCACTTGGTCTACCTAATAGTTTACCACTTGCAAATAGGTCACTAGGACTACTTCTATCTGCAATTAAAGATACAGCATTCCTATACCAGGACGCTGATTTTAACTTATTACCTTGTAAGTCTTTTAGTGGTTCAAATATATCTACAGCCATACCACTATTTATAAGAAAACCCTTAGCGATTTCTCGCTAAGGGCTAATACCTTGGTAAGAGAGAGAAAGGATTAATCTTCGCTTGCTAATTTACTAAAGTAATCGAGGGTATCATCCTCATCACTAGCAGGCTTAGATTCATTTACCTTCGGCATTTCCACGCTACTTGTAGATTGCTGTGGTGGGAGGTCTACTTCATCTACCGTAGTCGTGCTTTGCGTTCCCGTAATTACCCTATTCAGTTTCTCTTTGAGTTCATCATAGGTCTTAAAATTACTAGGGTCAACAAATGGTTTTAGAGGATATTGTTTTTCCCATATCGCTTTGATGTCGCCATCTGACTCTTTCAATTGCGATACACCCTCAAATTCAGATTTATCATAATTCCAATAACCATCTACTTTTCTGATTTTTAATTTAAAGTTAGCACCTTTCCAGAAATCAAATGGGTTGATTGGTTTTTCATCTTCAAAAGCTGGTTGCATTGCTTCTGTAATCTTATCAAAGATTTTTTTACCAAACTTAAACAAGAACACTTTACCCTCATTCTCTGGATGTTTAGGGTCTGATACAATAAAGATATTAGAGTAGTAAGATAATTTTCTTTTTCTCTTTCTAGCAATCTCTTTATCACTATCAACACCTGTATTCCAAAGTCTTGTGTTTTCTTCACTCACCGGGTCTTTATGATTTAAAGTTGTTAGTGAGTTTTCAATATACCAACCACCTTTGTCTTGAAAGGCATGTGACCATACTCTTTGCCATGGCATTTCTTCGCCATTAGAGGCAGGTAAAAATCTAATAACAGCATAACCGTTACCAGTTTTATCTAACTCTGGTTTCCAAAGTCTGTCGTCTTGATATTTGTTTTTGTTTGTTTGGTCCTCTGGTGAAAGTTTTGTTTCCAGAGCTTTTGTGATTGCGTCAAAGTTACTTGACGATTGTTTTAATGATTCAAAGTCCATATTTATTCTCCTATATTTTAAATATTCGTTGTCTTTGTGTGGCCTGTATTATCGGCCTCATTGTTATTTATACAAGTTTTACTTTGCATTTCTTAAATAATCCACCATATTTTTTGGTGTTGTTTCAAAGTATGGGTCATCATCTGAGCCTTCATTATTGATACCTGGTTCTTGCCACCATCTTTCAATAACTCCGTCATTAATAACTGCCATATATCGCCAACTTCTATTACCAAAACCTAAATGATTTTTACCTACTAACATTCCCATAAATCTTGTAAAGTTACCTGAACCATCTGGTATCAATTTAACTTGTTCAATTTTCATTTGGTTTGCCCAAGCGTTCATCACATACGAGTCATTAACTGATACACAATAAACTTCATCTATGCCTAATAATTTGATTTGGCCATATTCTTTTTCAAAACTAGGTAACTGCTGTGATGAGCATGTAGGTGTAAACGCACCAGGCAAACTGAACAATACTACTCTTTTTCCTGAAAAATAATCATCTGTTGTTTTGTTTACCCATTGACCACCTATGGCACAACCGCCATCTGTTTCAACTTCATCACCAACTCTTATTCTAAAAGTTACCTTTGGTATTTGTAAATCTCTCTTCATAATCTATCTCTTGTTATACATTAATAAACAATGCGTCTTTCGTGGGATTTATTGGTTTACCCACAATCTTCCAGGAAGAGTCCAATCTGATTTTAGATAGGTCCCTACTCAAAACTAAACATGGTGTCTTCAGCCACTCGGCCGTAACCCTCCATGCCCATGCCTTTAGCCCTCTTAAGCTATATTCAGCCAGAAAGAATAATACACTTGCAATTGTAAAATTGTTACTCATTGTTTATTAATATACACCATTTAGCCTAGATTGTCAAGCGTGGAATAATCAGCATA